GCTTGTGAGATAGTGCAATCATCATCCTGATTAGCTAAGTCGCTAGTACGGTGGCATTTTGTACATGAAACCTCAATTGAGTATTGTAGTGTTGCCATTGGCTTACTCATAAATCACCCTCCGCTATTAATTCATGGTTTTCGTGTATATTGCCGATTACAGAAATACCATCAACTTTCATGGCGATCGCTCTTGCGTGATTAAATTCAGTGAGAGTTCTTTTTATATCAATATCAGACCTCCAACCGTCTCTAAAAAAAATTACGGTAGACTTGAATCTATCGTTACCCGCTTGAATTATGTCTCCCTCGTAAATATCGACACCGTTAACGTCTTTTAAGCCAGTGAATTGCATTAATACATCACCATAATCACCGCGCATTAAACAAACAAAGTGTTGCGCTACAAAAATATCATTTACTAATTTATCATGGTCAAAATAAACCATTTCTTTGTTTTGTTTATGCCAAGCTCTAAATTTAATCTTTCTCATCACTCACCCTCCGCTATATCATTAAGCACATTTGAAAGACTAAAGCTCATTGACATTTCATCGTCTGGGAAGTTATGCCCCGATTCGTAATCATCCAAGTTACTGTTTCTTATTTGGGAATTATATTCAATATCATCTAATTCCGATTTAGAAAAAATAACGCTTGGCTTTGTTTCTTCGTCTCCACTCCAGTCTTGACAAACTCTATTACCTGCAACCTCTCCATGCATTGATAATATTTCAGCCGCGCATCGCAATATTTTCTGCTGTGTCTCTTTTGATAATTTTCGCCTTTCCATCACTCACCCTCCGCTATGCAGTAGCCATTTACAATTAACCAGCTCATTACGCATTGATAGCTTGAATCCGCATAATCAAATTTCCAATCGTCAGGTACTGGCTTTACTTTCTTGCCGTTGTGATAGCCTTTGTCGTATAGATTCTTGCTATACTGCTCTAACGTTGTTCCTAGCTCACTGTTTTTGAGCATTTCTTCAACTACTAATTCGCGTTCGGTTTTTTCTGGCGGTAGTGGTTTGAATGTGTAGGAATGTGAATAAAACGCGCTTTCATCTCCGCTTGGGTTTGCGCCACATACTAAGTATTTACCTAAATGTGTAACAGTAAAATTACCAAATACACATCTACCCTCACCTGTAAATACATCAACAACCTCACCAACTGGCGGCAACTCTCCGCGCTCATGCCATAAATTAGGTTCTCCATAGCTTAGGAATTCGGCTAGTGTGATTATGTTCATTGTTTTTAAATGATCTGTTTGCATTAAGGATTTGCATGTTTTATCAACATGAATATAGTTTGAAATATATATTCTGAGTTTACAGTTTCTCTGCTTGCTCATATCAAAGCCTTGATACCTAGCAACTTCAACTATTGCATTGAAATCAGCTTGAGTTTTTACTTCACTGCGTAATACAGCCGTGTTGTTTGGTAGTTTTTTAGTTTGATTTTTTTTAGACATTTTTCGCCCCTTTTCTATTGTCGATCCAGTAGCTAATTGTTTCTTTTCTTTTGCTTTTCTTGTCCCAAACAACCCAACAATAAAAAACAGCGCTTGAATCAGATTTTACAAGGCCGCCTTTACTGCATGAAACCCTAGAAACATAATAATAGATACGGCTTGGCGGGTTGTCTTTGTATATGCTTTCGTATCTCTTGGCGCTCTCTAGGGCCGTGACTCGGCAAAATATCAATACTTTATCGGATGTTATTTTTAAACACTGGTTTATAAACTGCTCTAGCAGTGTAAAAGGCGGATTACTGATCGCGTTGGAGTGCTTATTCTCATACTGCAAAAAGTTAACGCCTGTTGATCCGTAGCCGTGATCATTTAGATCTACTGCAGTAGTATTGTTACAATACTGTTTAACTACCTCTGCAATGTTGCCTGTTCCGCAACCTGCGTCTATTATTGAACCATTAATACTTTCGCGCCTCATAATGTCGTGAACCGCATCAAAAGGCGTTGTGTAAAGATCGTCGGATCTCGCGTCCTTGTTTCTTCTTGTGTTTGGCGTTGCCATTATTAATCCCCTTGTTTTAAATTTCTTTTCGGTTGGTTTAAAAGTCTGATTTTTTATCGGCGTAAAACTTAGCCATTGATTGTGATAAATCAGTTTTGTTTTTTTTCTGGTGCGCGGTAACAACTCGAACCCGTTGATCGTGATCCATTCCCAATGTATCTATAAAAATTGATAAATAATCTGGATCCTCGATCTTTGCCATTAGTTCAAGCGCTTTATCGTCTGTTATTTCTGGCATGTTTTACCCTTGTATAAAATCTATTAATTGCTTTTGGTTGGCTTTTTTTAAAAAGTTTCTTTTTGCTTTGCGTTCTATTGCCTCAAGTTTTCCTTTTTTTACTCCGCAAGCCTCGGCTAAGTCTCTTAAAGTCCACTCATAGCCCTGCGGTGTTAAAATCTCAATTACTGCTAAACTTAAATCTAGATCATGGTTTTTGGTTTTCATTTTTTACCGTAAAAAATAAAATGTATCAATCCATCTATAAACCCGTTCCAATATTCAACCGTTTTAGTTGTAATAAATGGCTTTACTTTAACCCTAACAATAGTTTCGATCTCTATCCTTGTTAAGTCATTATAAACATCTGATCGACTCTCTATGGCGTGTTGAGCGCCCTTTAGACCCTCTAAATATTGCATATTAACCCCCGATCTTTTTTATTGGTCTGTAAAGAACCTTACCCTTTACAATGCAACCCATCTTAATCCAGTTATTAACCTGTTGGCGACTAGTGTTCATAGCTTTAGCAAAAGCGACTTTTGTTGGGTAGTTCTTTTCGATAAAATCTATTAAATTCATTTGTTGCCCTTATTGATTATTTAAAAATTAATGGTATTACTATTTATTTACAAAGTAAAGCGCTAAATTTACAGGATCTTAGCGCTGTAATAGGATTACTTTAAATTCCAAAGTTTAGTAAAAACTTTCTGGCCTCTACCTGCAGTATTTAATTTCCTACCCCAACGGCTAAACCGCAATGAACCATATTTACCATCATTTAGCTTGTGTGCCGTTCTGCTTTGTCTACCCTCTGAAACTGTTTGAGCTGTAGATTTGTTGCATATTGCAAGTGTATGTTGAAACTGCATTTCAGCTAGATCTTTTAAATTTCTATTTTTCATAATTTACCCTTGGTTTGTTGGTTGGTTTTGGCCCTCCCGGGCCGGTTAGTTGTAATCTTAAAACATGAATTTTACGAATTTTGTTTTATTCTCTAGCGCGTATTGCTTGGCCACTTTCTTAGCGTGAGCGTCGATCTCTGCAAATGTTTTACCGTTGCTTTCGATTGAAATATAAACGCTTTCGCTTAACTCAAAACCTTTTTTAAATACAGCTCGCTTTTGTACTGACATTTTATTTTTTGGGTTAACGTTTCCGATTTGCGTAGTAAGTGTTTTCATAATTTTAGTACCCTTGGTTGGTTGGCTTAATCTCTTAACTTGGAAATTAGTATACGGATTGCTTTACCAAATGTAAAGGGTTTTATTTACTTATTTCTAAATCTTTTTTCGTACAGCCTTATTTTTTTTCTAAATATGGCTTTAGCTCTTAAGATCCATTCGTCCGAAAACTTGCGTATAGTTGGCGCATAGTCCAGTCCTTCAACAAATTCTAAATTGTACCTGCCCTCTAATAAAATTCGATACTCTGCAATATTCCCGCTTTTGTGGTTGTTACATTGGGCGCATGAAGCATGAATGTTTAAAGTGTTAAACCTTAAAAAGCTGTTAGCGCCTCGGCTTTTGTAATGGCTAGCATGTCTTTGGTGCGATCCGTCGTTCGGTCTATTGCACGATATACAATCTCGATCGGTATCCCTTAAGAGGATATATTGATTAACTATCGTTTGCAAATCGTTTAATCGTTTCGTTTGTGGCTTTATTGCCGCCTTTCTGGCTCTGTGTTGGCTTTTAACGATCTTTTCTAGCATTGGGCCGGCTTTCTTCTTTCCGTAGCTTACAGCGTGATCTAGGGAGCAATAGAAACCGCCGTTTATTATTTTACCTTCGCTAGCTATGGAATATTCTTTGCAAAACCTGCAACGCCTTTTTTTATTTGCCATTTTATGCGCCGCCTAGATGTTTCTGCATGTTTTCTAGCAAGCCTGTTATGTTTTGCGCCTGTTCGTGTTTTAGTTGTTGCATATCTTCACGGCCGGCGATATTGCTAGGCAATCGATCAAGCGGGCGATCTTTATAATCTGTGTACATTTTACAAAATTCTTTACCTTTCCAAGTTAGCTGATCTGTCGTGCTACCGCATAAGCTGATCCAACCGCCCAAAGATGAAACGCAAGCGCCGATAAGCGGATCTTTGAATGTTGGCGTATTGTAACTACCAACGCGGCGGATAGCGTCGATCACTTCTTGCCATGCCAAGTTTGCGTTTGCATCGTCTAAAGCTATTTTTTCCTTATCGGTTCCGACAATATGAGCGATTATACTCGCCGGTTTTGGCTTGTACTGGCCGGCATTGGGATCGCTTAAATGTCTTTTAACGCCGTTGCTAACTTGCTCGATAGTGTATGGCTCTAAAACAAACCACCATGATTCGATCAAGTCGTCGCTAAACTTTATTTCGTGAATAGTGCCAAGTGTTAATAATAATTCTCTAAATCTGTTTCCGTCTTGCTGTTCCATAAATACCCTTGATTTTTTGGTTGTTAAAATTTGCTTTTGGTTGGCGGTGTCCAGTTACTAAGCGAGCTTATGTTTTGTTGCGTAACTGCAGACCTTTGATTTTTAACGGGCGTATCGTTTATGTATTGTTCAAGTTTTGTGTCGTCTCGGCAAATCAAAGTTAAATCGTCGTAAACCTTACCGCTTTCATTCTGGCCCATATTAAACGAATTATTAGCACAATTGAAAATTGCGGTTTTAATTTGGTCTACAGTGTAACCGGATCTCAATCTAGCTATGATCTTTTGCTTTCGTTGTGCCGTGAATTTTGCTGATCCATTCTTATCCATAGTTTTCAACCAATACACAAAAACTTCTTTGGTCAAATCTAAATCGCTCGATTTATCGAGTAATTGTTTTTTGTTTTTTATAACACTTACACTATCACTTACACTTACACTATCACTTACACTTACACTATCAGGTTTTTTGGGTTCCAAAAAAACCCGTTGGGTTTCTTGGGTTTCTTTTTTTACTTGGTTGATTTTTTCTTCCTTCCTTGGTCTGCCACCCTTGGAACCGTTGGCCCTGCTGTTTTCGGCCCGTTTTTCATACTTATTCAAGTCACGTTTTAAGCTCTGTTTTATGCTCTCAAAAGCGACGTCTATTATTAAATCTTCCGCCGTTGGTTTCTCTAAATTCACATATTTAAAAATATGCTTTATTAGTTTCCCCGCCATTTGATCCGGCAATTTATCAAATAAACCCCTTTGATCTAGGTACAAGATAAACGATTTTTTGCTATTAAAATTTGAACTCATTGATCTTTGCTCCTAATTTATCTGATTTCAAACCGATCAGAGTTCCAAACAAAAGATCCATACTCGCTGATCTCATATTCGTTCAATGGCATCGTTAGAATAATGTTTTTCAATTGGTTTATTGTTGGAAAGTAAGATCCGTTAATGTGATCGCTAACGTGATATGTAGCCGCTTTATTAATAAAATAATAATTAAACGCTTTTAGGCTTTCCCAATAAAGATTAGCCGTCCCTATCTTAATATCTGCTTTGTACGTCTCACATAAAGCGAGTAGCAAATCATTAAATTTATGTCGTTCTGTTGTGATCATGGTTTACCCTTGTTTTTTGGTTGGCCGAAAAGGTTAATTTTATTTAAGCGTATTGTAAAGTTTAGTTTTTTAGATATACTACAAAAACACTCCATACCCTTGTTGTGTGCGTCTCCCGACGCTAAAGCCCTTTCTTTGGTTGGTTAGGCATGAAATAGCCCCTTAATTGGGGCTTTTTTATGTCTTATTTTTGTTCAAAAAGGAATTTCCGAATCAAAATCCGGTTCGGTCATTGGCGCTTTATTTTGCGGCTGTTGATTTGGATCTCTTGGGTTGGGTTGTTGGCCCCTTGGATTGTGATTAGCGGGATTATAACCGGCCCCCTGTGCGTTGGTTCCTTGTTGGTTGTTTCGTTGTCCCTGTGGTTCGTTTTGGCCGCCTTGGTTACCTTGTGTATTATTACTTCGCTGTTGTCCTTGGTTGTTGCTTTCAGCTTTTCCGCCGAGCATTTGCAACTGGTCCACAATGATCCCTGTCGTATAGCGATCATTTCCTTGCTGATCTTGCCATTTTCGAGTTTGTAATTTGCCCTCTAAATAAACTTCAGATCCTTTTTTTAAATACTCGCCGGCTATTTCAGCTAACCGCCTGTACATACTTACTTTGTGCCATTCTGTACGCTGTTGAACTTGGCCCTGTTGATCCTTCCAACTCTCCGACGTTGCAACGCTTAAGTTGGCTATAGCTACCCCCGCTTGAGAATATCTAACTTCTGGATCTTCTCCTAAGTTACCGATCAAGATAACTTTGTTTATTCCTCTACTGCTCATATTAAGTCCTCTAGTTTTTCCCTGACCAAATCAGCCATATTATATTTATTGTTTATGTATATTTTTAACGCCTTTTTGCAATCATCAAAAGCCAAATCAACTTTTGAATCTTCACAATAATAGCGTAATGAATAAGCGCCGATATTTTCTTGTAAGGAAATATCTAGACTTGAATTATCATCAACATACACTTTATTTATTTTATCGTAAAAATCATCCTCAAATTTTGAAAGAGTGGTAAAAGTTGCGTTATTTAAAACAATACAACGGTCGTTTTCAGCAAGCGCATCAAAAGGAACCTTTGATGAATTAATGATATTAAAATTGTGATCAACTTTCATTTTTACTAAATACATATTATCGCTTAACCTCTTGTTTAATTTCTTTTTCAATTAACAAAGCGATCTGTGTTGTCATGCTTAAGCCTTTTGTCGCTTTGTTCTTTTGTAACCATTCGTATTGGATGGCTGTTAACACTAAAGGAATTTGTTTCTTAGGTTTCATTTTTACCGTCCAAGTAAGCATTTATATTTTGCTCTGCAGTAAGCGATTTATCGAAAGAATTAATACCATCAATAAAGCCGCGATCATAATCGCTTAACATTTTAATTTCTTCTCCCTCGTGATCGTCTTGGTAGTTAAAATCATCGAAAGGATCAACAAAATCTAATTGTTTTTCTTCTTGCGGTTGCTCGTTGGTAAGTTCTGGATCCGCGTTGATCTTTGTCGCGCTCTCGTTATGCGTTGCGATCTGATCTTCTCGTTCCTGTTGAGCAAGTAAACGATCTTTTTCTTTTTGCTCTGCTATCTGCTTTTCATGCTCCGCCGCTTTTTCTCTGTCTCGCTGTTCTTGCTCTTTTGCTTCAAAAGCCGCGATTCTATCGTTGTATTCCTTTTCTCGTTGTTCCATTTCAGCTTGTTTTGCGTCCATTTCGGCTTTTTGCTTGGCTAAATCATCCTCGGCGATTGCTTGTTTTAGTTTGATGTTAAGATCGCTTAAAACATCCCTTTGAACAGTCAAAGCATCACCGGCGAACTCGTCGAAATTATCAGCGCAATCTATTAGATCAACCGCTTCAATTAATCCGCTTATGCCGTCAATATCTAAACCTTTTGCAGTATCAACGAATGATCGCATTAGATTTATTCTATCTTGTATGGCATCAACGCGGGCCTGTTCTTTTTCCTTGGCCTCGGCGGCGATCCTTTTTCTTTCCGCGTCCTCTACTTCAAACGGTTGCACAATGTTTGTATAAGCCGCCTCTACTCGATCCTTAAGTGTTACCCGTATTTCATCAATGGCTTTTTTGCCGTCAATAGCAAGGCGATCAATATTGCCGTTTATTTTATTTCTTTCTTGGCGTTCTTTCTTTGCCGCTTTAAAACCGCTGTCCGTTTTAACGTCAAAAACTAAGCCGGCTTTTTCTTTCTCAAGCTCTATTAAATCTTTTTCAGTTAAGTTTAACTCGGTCTGCATTGCTAATACTATGTTGTTTGATTTCATGGTTTATTATCCTTCGTTTTTTGGTTGGTTTTGTAATGCTTTCAACGTTTCCGCCTTAGCTTTGTTTAAAGCGACTATTGCTTTGTTTTGCACTTCTGGATCTTGTATCTTGCCGGCGCTAGCAAGTGATAATTTGAATTGGCCGTTTAAAACGCTTTCATTGGTCAAAGTCTTAAATAGCTTTATTTGATCTTGAACAAATTTTACCGCTTGATTGCTTTCTAGCTCTAGCTTTTCAGATTCACCTTTTAATATGCTTTGTTTTACCTTGTCTTTTGCCTCGGTGAATTTATCCATAAGTTTAGGATCCTGCTCGCTCTCTGCTAAGTTGTAAGCGTATTTAAACGCTTTTTTAAGTTGTTCGATTGTTTCAGCTTTGTTTATTTCAGCTAGATAATTGTTTATATCTGCCTGTGTTGTTGGGACGGACCAGGTTGGCAACTCGGGGATCATCCATTGCATACCGTAAGCCGCTTGATCGCCTTTCTTATTTACGTATTGATAAACCCAACCCTCGGCGCAATCTTTGCGAGCGTCGCAATAAGCCGCCTTTGTAAACGTTGTTTCCAACCGGTAAAGGTAGCGACCAATACCCCACTGTACGCCGGCCCGCTTCATTGAATTAGACATAGTTGATTTAACCGGATCAATGCCGCCGTTGCCGGTTGTTTCTGCCCCATCCCAACGCGTGATCCATTCATCCCCGATCTTTATACTGATCCCGCATTGGTAGCCCTTACCGCAAGGGCTAGCAATAAATTCATTCTTCCATGCGTTAGGGCCGCAAACGTCGTCGAGTCTTTGCATTATTGCCCTATTGGTTATATATGGAATCACTAAGGCCCAAAGGTTGTCCCGGGTTTTTCCGCTTTGCTGTACTCTCCACTCAATGTCGCGAGCTTCAAATTTATCAGCCAGTTTCAAAAGATTCATAATTTACCCTTGTTTGGTTGTTTTACTAAAGAGAAGTTATTATATATTGATTGTATATATAAAGTATATAGTTAATTGAAATAAAAAAGCCTCATTTTTAAGAGGCTATATTTTTTAAACGGTAATATTAAGCGGGCATAGCTTATAGCTATCTAGTGTTATAGTGTACTGATTGCCTAGATAATCGTAATAACATTGCTTGGTCATTCCGGTTGTGCGCTCTCCGGTATAAAATGCAGTGCCGGCATAAGTTACCGATGAAATTAACAAAGTGATCATTAGTGTTATGATAGCTATGATATTGTTTTTAAAGTTTTTCAATTGCTTATCCTTTTTGGTTTTTGGTTAGTTTTTAATTACAGGCTTTTAAAACTTCATTTACTGATTCACTGCTATTTTTCAAGCTAAACATAACAACGTCCTCTGTTCCTCTAAAATCGGTTGTCTGTAGCGCTAAGTCATTATGCTTGGTTATCAGTTTAATAATTAAATCGGTTTCATCATAAGGGCTAAATACTGTTGTTCCCTTTGTGCTGATCCCCCAATAACTTTCGCTCGGGCTTAACTTATCAAATCGTATTTTTACCTTGATACTGTCTGATCCCAAATACTTACCGGTTGATACCATTACATCGAGTTTTTTAGTCTCACTACAGCGGGCCACAATAAAGCCTTTGCCGTCGTTACTTCTAACCGTTGCCATTGTTACCGTTGTATCGTTAAACGCGTCTACGGTCTGCAGTAGTTCCCATTTTGCCGCCGCTGTAGTTGAAATTAATATTGTTACTAATAGTGTTAGTATTTTAAAAGTTTTCATAATTTGCCTTTTTGTGTTTTTTGGTTTTTATTTGGCCGGACAATTCCGGCCGGTTGGTTCTAGTCTAATTTCATTTCATTTAAGCGATCACGCAAAAACTTTGCATCATGCTTACTTACGTCTATAAATACAGTTTGATTGTCTCCGCTAAAATTAAAGTTAATATTTTCATGGTCTGTGCCTATACCGCAATTAAAATCTTTATCTGACGATTGATCAATAACCTTTAACGGTGCATCGTCGTTATTTCTATCTAGTGTTAAAATTCTCATAATATACCCTTATTTGTTTGTTGGTTTATTTTGGCCCTTGCGGGCCGGTTGGCCTAATAAAACTTAATAACGTTTATTGAATTAATCGATCCTTTCGATGTTTTAAAATTCATAGTTCCGTTAAAATTATTTGAATAACTAATTATTACAGCTTTTTCTGTAGCTCCGTTTAAATCAAAAGTGATTAACTGGCCCACTTGTCTAAATTCGTTTTTCATTGTTTTTTCCTTGCTTTGGTTGGTTGCCGTTTCTCGACTTGATGGAAGTAGTATATATATTACTTTACCACTTGTAAAGGATTAAATTTACTTTATTTGAAGTATTGCTGATTCAAATTCTGCGATCTCTTTTTGCAAAAAATCTATTTGCTGTTTTTGAAAGTTCAAATCTACTTTTTTTTGCTTTGCTTCATCTTCATTAAAACAAACTTTTGTTTGTATATGCCAATAGTTGCTAACGTGTTTTCTAATCGTTTGCTCTCTTTTATCGATCTGCTCTTTTAATATTTTTATTGCGTGATTCATTTTAGATCCTTTGGGTTGGTTGCGCTTTCAACCCCCTTTTAAAATTGCTTTGTTGCGACCCTCTCGGGCCTGTTGGTTAGCTCTCTATTCTTGGTTTAATAAGTCCGTTGTCGTGCTTTATATCGTCCATTAGCAACATAAAGCTAGTTTTTATCATTTCGTTTTTTTCGTTTACCGGCAATTCGTCAGCCATGCAAACCGATAAAATAATTAACTTATCTAGTTGTTCTTTTGTTATTTTCATTTTATAGCCTTTTTTTGGTTGGTTTTGGCCCTCCCGGGCCGGTTGGTTTAATTACAAGTTTTATCTAAATCACAAGCCGCCAAACGGCCGCCAACGTCGGGAAATTTATTTTTTAAAGTATCGGTATGTATTGCGATTTTAGTTTGAATAAAAACTCGATCGCTTAAGTTAAAACCGGACGGGCTTTGTAAGCTCTCCCCTTCGCTAATTACTACGTATTTTTTCGGGCAATACATAAGATCGCTTTTTAACGTCTCGGTTAATCCTGTTATTTCATCAAATAACATATTAATGCTTGTGCCGTCGTCCTTGCGCTGATCTTTGTAAAACTCGGCCCATTCGTTAGGGCTTCGCAATTGGCTTGCTCTATGGCTTATTCTGGCCGCCTCTGCAATGCTTAACCCGCTAGCTTTTACAAGTTCATGCAGTGCCGCTGTTTTTGTTGCTAGCTTTTCAGTGATTAGGGCGTAAAGGTTAGTTTCTTGAGTAATCATTTTTGTTCTCTCTTTGGTTGGTTGTGTCCCTTTCGGGACGGTTGGTTAACATAACAATACTTACGCGCTTTTATTGATTAATTGTCTCCATACGGATCCTCATAAACTCTACCCCTTGCGCCAATGTATAAGCTGTATATAAAGCTGTCGCTTAATATAGTTACTTTTAATCTATCTGAATATTCAGGTCTGCTTACTTTAATTGTATCGTCTTTAAAAGTGCTATCAATTGTTGCTTGTTGTGATTTTGTGATTTTCATTGTTTCGGCCCTTCCCTTAGTTGATAAATCTAGTATACGGATTACTTTACCTCTTGTAAATCATTTAATTTACTTTATTTTCATTTAATTTATTTTAGGCAAAAAAAAGCCGTTGGTATTATCAACGGCAAAGGCTTATAGCTTTGGATTTATTATTATTTTATTGTGAGTTCAACGCCTCAACATTTCAGTTTTTGCCGCGCTTGATCTTGTTGTTCCAACCCAATAGGCGATTGAATCCCCCCATTTAGCAAGCAATGTACCAAACAACAAATTGGCTATGTTTTTATTTTCTGGCGGTATGTCCATTGTAAAAAGCATGTAAGCGCCACCCGCAACCATAGCAGTTAGAACAATACATATGATCATAGGCATTGGGTTTTTATCGTGAGTCTTTCTTGCGTTTTGGGTGTCCTTTAATTCAGCGTCCAAGGTTTTAAACGCCATTTCGCGGATCTGCTGTTGGTTCTCTAGCTCGAATTGTTTTAGTTTTACTAGCGCGTCGGGATCGGCTTTTATTGCCTCGCTGATTGCGTCCGGCGTTGCCTCTACCCCTAATACATTCGCCACCATTCCACCGATCGCGGTTCCGGCGGGGCCGCCTAAAGCTGTACCGATAAACGGGGCCGCTTTACCTATTACACCTTTTAGATCGTCCCAATTCATTTGTATATACCTTATTAATTAAATTACTAGCTCAAAATGAGGAATATCGACAAAATTAACCCAATGGCCGCCCCATCGTAGCCGTATTTTTAATTGACTAGCCGCCGCCAATATTGCCGTTGCAACCTCTAATAAATCCTTTTCGTCATAACTGGCCGCGCCGTCAACATAAGCAAAAACATCAAAGGCGTTGCCGCTTTGATGGTTAGATTTTTTATTGTAGCCGTCCAACTGGCTTTGGCCCTCAATAAAAAGTTTGTGTTGCTCGTCTGCAGTTCGTAAACCACCGTTTGAGGGGATCCCAAAATCAACCTTTGAAATAGTCAACGCTAGTTCAATGATCGCGTATAATTGAGCATTTACGCCTTTTAAGTTTATTTTGCTACTCTTACCAAGTTTAAAGCTCATAATTTACGGCCTATTGTTTTTTAATGTTCACTATTTCAAAGTTAAAGATCGGTACAGTTCTTTGTTTAAATAGTGGCGTTTTATTAATTTTAAATAGCTTCGGATATGCTTTCCAACCCCAACGTAAATGTAAAAAATATTTACCTTTTATTTTTATATGCCGGTAGTTAGATTTGTATTTTTTCCCGTTTTTGTTTTTCCACCAAAAGCTATAAGATAAATTAATGTTTGAATTTTTGATAACTTCCTCACAATTGCCGGAGTTTTGAAACTCTAAAACATCAGCTTTATTACATGACGCGCTTAAGTAAGGCAAGTATCGAACGTTCCATACCGGATTACGCAAGGCACACCATTTGTAAGAGTGCCACCATTGGCCCCAAAAACCTAGTTGTTGCCATATAATACCGCGTTGCCTTAAATAGTCTTGATACCATCCATTAACGCCGTTATTGAGGCTTACAGTCCCGTTCAAGTTCCAATGCTTGCGACCAACTAAAGCGCCCCCGTTACCGTCCCAATTATCCTCTTTATTGCCGCTTATCTTTTCAAAACCAAAAGGCAAGCGATCAAGGTTTTTATATCTTGCGTAAATTGTTACAGGTATTAATAACGGGATCATTATTAAGGCCAATAAAACTCTAATTAAAAACCTCATAATCTGATCCCTTCTAAAATTCTTAACCTGTCTTTAATTCGCAAAAGTTCGGCTTTTTGGGATTCGTGCAATTGCGCGTTATTTTCGTTTAAACTAGCTAGCTGAGTTAGTTTTATTTGATTATCAACTATTTTCTCTAATAGCGCGTTTTGGCTTTTCACGGCCAGTTTAGTGCTGTCAGATTCTAAAGCTAGGTCTCTTTTTATATACCCCACTTCGATCACTAATTCAGCAACAGCAACTTGGATCCCAACATAAACGCCAATTGCCGCCAATACTGCGGGCATAACGAAAGTTTTAACAAAATCCAAACCGTCTAATCTCCTTTCTTTTACATGACTTATTGTTGCATCTTGCGATCTGGTTTTCATATTATTACTCGCTATCCGCGCTTAACATGCTAGGCGGTAAGCCGTTTAACACTGTCGGGTTTTCGATTAGCTCGGATTGATTATCAAGATCCTTTTCGATCTGCTTTAGATCTAGCTTTTCGCCGATCCAATTTTCAAGATCTTTTTTAATTAGGTTTTTAAACGGTTTAAGTTTTTTTGTTTTTTTCTTGCCGCCGGGATCTTTGTCGGTAAAACTAACGGTTCCATAAGTTCTAGCTTTCCCCTTAGTGATCACATAGTGCAAAGTTTGAATAAACCCCGTTTTTGAATCGCTTTCAGCTTGTACAATTTGAATATCTAGCATTAGATCTTATCCTCTAAAATTTCTATACGTTTTAGCGCATCTTGAAGCGCCGCTGTTAACAAAGGGACCAATTTGCTAGCGTCCATAACTTGCATATCTTCGCCGTCTTTTTCACCTGTTGCCGCCGTTGGTTCTATTTCTTGCACTTCGTGAGCAATAAAGCCGTTGGTTCTTGTTTTATCTGACTTCCATTGAAAATTACAAGGATTTAGTTGTAATACGCTTTCACTGGCGTTTAGTATCGGTCTTATATCTTGCTTTAGACGATAATCAGAAGTGGTGCTATAGCTCGTTACTTCATTTGTAACTATTATTGAGCCAACTATTGAGTCAGCCCTTTTCATTCTAATTAAAGTTCCATCCGTTACAGTTCTATTCAAAGTAAGAGGTAGCAATTCTGCAGTTGTAACAAAAGTCTGCCCTGTGTTGTCAACTTGGAATCCTGTAACTGAAGATGTTGCTATAGATTTTGAAACTAAAAAACCGCCTCCATTGGTAAATCTAGCCGTTTCAGAATTGCCGCTTCTAATGGCTAAATCATTAAACTGTGAACCTATGCCAACTGTTGAGTTTAAAGTGGTGTTTGTATCATTTAAGTATAAATAGCAACTATTTACATCTGATTTTAATAATGTATTAAAACTAGAATCTCCTGAATTTACTTTTAATATTGCTGGAGAAGAATCATTGCCTATATCTATGTTGCCTGTAAAACCCCCCCCACCTAATGAAAAAGCAGGTTGGCCGTAAGCTATAGCCTCATTAACCGCGCTAGCGTTGGCTGTTAAAACCTTTCCGTTTTGGTTTCTCCTAACGATGCTACCTGCGGTAGCCGCAACACTTACATCATCGACCAAGCCCTGATAGGCGGCTGTCAATGTCCTTACGTCGTCGATTGCCGCCTTAAGATCTGCCGCTGTTGGGGCCGCAACTGCAGAGCCCGCTGTAACGGTTCCATTATCCCAAGGTAAAAATAGTTCGATTGTTTGCGCTCCGGTATTAACCGTTTTCACCTCTACAACCTGATTTGTATTTATCTGCAATAGTGAATTTGTGCGGATCAGCGCCACATCATCACCCGCGTTTACAGTCACAATAGTTCCGCCGTTTGTAACGCTTACACTGGTCGCTTTAAAGAATTGAGCCATTTTTAATTAATCCTATTTGTTTTTTAATATATTACGCGTTTTTTATCTGTTTATAAAATCGTTTTAAGCCTCTTGCGTTAATATGCTCAAGTTTCTAACCGCGTTTCCTGTTGGGAACAACCTAACATTACTTATAACAGCGCTTAAAGTGTAAGATCTTGAGCTTGTGTTTAACTCATTATCAAAGTAAGTAAATGATCCTGATACTGTTTCAAATGAAATAGACTGCCCGTTACCTTCATTTTCACAAGTGTATGATCCGTTAAATGTTTGTTGCTGAACAATTAAACCAGTATTATTATTTGTTAGCGTTAAAGTAACAACCGGATCCGGCGGCGACGTCGGGCAAACTTGGTTTATTATGCCGGTTCCAAAATTAGCGTTAACACTGCAGTTAATCGCTATTTGCCCGCCATTACTTGAAAAAGTTCCGGTTGCAATTGTTGGTGTATTTGTAAAACTCGGATCTTGTCTACTTACCACTAAAGTCCCCGCAATTATAACGCCGGTTGTAAACTCGTTGCCGGCGTCGTCTTTCCATGACTTCGCATTGACTTTGTTTAAGTTAGGCAAAATAGCTAAACCATCGGCGCCAATATTATTCACTATGGAACCGTACCACTCGATCAAGTCATTAGGGCCAAAAGGCGTCCCCGATCTTATGATCATAAAGTTAGGTCCAATACTTTGATATATTGATCCGCTAATAACCGATCCTTTAATTGAGCCTTTAAAAATTGCGTCTCCGGTCTTAGTTACTGCAAATTTTATATTTTCTTCTAACTGCGAGCCCTCCCCAACAAAGATCGAATAGTCGGATGCACTGCCCGCGCCGTTTAATACCGTTCTTGTTCCTGTATCTGTGGGCAATCCTGTTCTTATATATCCGTTTGGTATCACTGAGACATTACCAAAAGTACCGTTACTAGCGTTTAAATCTCCGCTGAAAATATAGCGTTGCTCTGTTAGATCAAAAAATATTCTAGGCGTTCCGGCCCCGTCTACAAATTGAACCGAATCCGATATAAATTCAATTGTTCTATTGGTTCCGTCGTCGTCAATAATAACGCCCGTGATCCGGTTGTTAACGTCTGTTACTAAGGCGGCCCTAGCGGTTAATAAATCTAACTCGGAATTATAACCGCTATTTAGTTGAAGTTGAGCTGTTGCAAAATCTTCGTTGTTAGTAACTCGGGCGTCTATCTGAGATGTTGAATTTGCGTTGTTATCTATGTCTATTTCAGCTTGGTTTACCCTTGTTACTGTTGCGCTTAAGCCTGTTGTCGGATTATTAACACTATTCTGTAATATTGAGATACTAGAAGCGTTTCCGTCGATCCCCGCGTCGGCTTCATCGATCCTGTTAACTAAAGAATTTAAACCAGTGATAGGGTTATTAACTTCTAAGTCTAATTCAGAGATAGCGTTAGCGTTTCCGTCAACATCAGTTTGAACCCGTATTATTTCCGACGCGTTAGCGCTTATCAGTTGACCTTGTGTAATAGTGAAAGCGTCTAATTCTGTTATTGATTCAGCAAGCGAGCCACTAGGGCCAACATCAATATTTAGCTGGGATATTGCGTTAGCAAAATTAATATCCTTCTCTAAGTTTCCAAACTGAGTTAATCCGGCTGAAACGTCGGAACGTAACTGCTCTATTAACGCATTATCAACATCGTTTGAATTAGTGAATATTGAAAACGCTTGATTAGTGATCCGGCCGTTTGTGCTATCAAGTTCTAAACCTACAGCGTTAAACTGACTTTCGTTTGCTGTCTCATTGTTATTAACTGTTGTCGTTAAGGCGTCTATAGTCCCATCTAAGGCGTTTATATCTATTGCGGCTGTATTGCTCTTGGCTATAGTATTATTGTCTATTAGGCTTTGCCTTGTTGCCTCTAGCGATATAATACTATTCAAACCGTCTATAGTTGTTTCAACGTTTGAAAAAGTAACGGTATTGTTATCGTAATCTGTAACAGTTACGCGCTGATTTATTGCGGCGTCGTTTGCGTCAATATCTAGCTCGGCCGTTGTTACTCTAGCCGTTAAATTCTCAAGTTCCAATAATGCCGCGTCCGGCTTTCCTATGCTGATCGAACTAATTATAAATTCATCCGAAACGCTAGCGCCAAGTATTAACCGGATCTCGGATATGGTACCCGTCCAACTTGCCGATCCTGATAAATCAATATTCCTGACTATTTCACCGCTTGCCGGCGGCTCTAATATAACCCCTGCAAACGTTTCAGTTGTTGCGTTGTCTCTTACAATCATTAGATCGCCAACCCAACCAGATCCGGCGGTTCTCTCTATTGTGATCCGAATTGATTTATTTTCATCTGCTGAAAAATCAAAACTTACATTTTCAATATCTCCAAGTGTAAGATCTATTTTTCCTAAACCCGCTGTTAATGTTCCATTTACAGAAAGCCAACCTTGGTCCGAATCAAAAAAGTTAAACGCGGCTACGGGTTGCAACGCGGCTACCGCGTCGGCGGTTATTGCTGTCGCTGTTGCTGTAATTTGCGCCGGAATTAAAGCGAGGCTAGAGCTTAAGCTGTCCGTTTGCCCCTCTAACAATCCAATTGATTCAACATTTAAAGCAATACTTGCGTTAGCTCCATCTATAAGTATTTCAGCCTGATTGAATCGATCATCACTATAAGCAAAAGCCCTATTGATAATTAATCCAGTATTAGGATCAATGCTTACTACTGCATCAATTAATGATTCGTCGCTTTCGATCCTTAGTCTTAGATCTTCTCTCGCCGCCGCTGTATTACTAATCGAGCTTAATATTTGCGTTTCGGTTTCGGTTCTGTCGATCTGCTCTGTCTGCAGTCTAAATTCTAAGTTTTTCGCGTTAGATTCAATAGCGTCTATATCGCTAGTGTTTAAGTTAACGCTAGTATCTAAGTTATCAGCTAAAACAACCACCTGATCAAGCGCCGATTGAATAGGATCAAGAAATGCGACAACCTGATCGCCTGTTTCGGTTGTTGTTGCTTGAGCGCTTACAAATTCAGAAACCCCGTAAGCGTTAACAGTTCGAGCATAAACGGTGTAAAGCTGATTAGTAAGCAAACCGCCTACCGCATAAGAACCCCCGCTTGCTTTAGCTGTCGGCGTATATCCTGATCCGTCACCTTCAATAATATCGAACTCAAAAAAAGTGCCTACGCCGATCCCGTTTAAAATAGGCGTTATTATTATTTGCCAGTCTGAAACGTCGGTATTAATAGAAGTTGGAACCGACGGAATTATTACCGATAAATCAAAAACCGCCGGCGTTGATCTTGGCCCTGTATTACTGACCGCTAAAACTTCAAAGCGATATGTGCCAATATCTAAAAGTGGAATAGTCCAATTTTTTCCAGTACTTTGAATATCAAACAAAACCAACGCGGGATCAATGTCCGCATTGTTAGCGTCTTTTATTTTGCTTGTAACCACTTCATAACGATTAACAAAAGTATTGTTTGGATGATCCCACGATAAAAGGCCGGTACTTGAAAGGCTTGGATCTGGTGTGAATTGTAAATTTGATGGGGTAACAGTAAAGGCCGGATCGCCCAAAAAGGAACCGCCGATCGTTTCATCATAAACCGCACCCGCCCACGGATAAACACTATTTTCATGTTCTACTGCTGAAAAGTTTAGATCATCGGTTTCTGTTAATTCTTTTTTGTTTATCCTAAATGGTTTATTTATCCACCCAAAAGAATCGCTAGTTATCCCAACTATATCGCCGGCATCAACTTTGATCCCAATTGGCAAGGATGAAAATTCAATTGCCCCAGTAAAGCGCGATCTGTTAGCTATAACTTGAGCCATTTGCAACGCTTCATCAGTGCTAGTTATAGTTGTAAATTCATTTGATGATTCTAGCCTTACCCCGTTATCTTCCTCTAGCCACTGCAGATCAAGCGCTGATCCTGTTTCTGGATAAAAAACACTATCCTTTTTAAACCCCTTTGCTTTATTGGTAAATCTAACCTCAACGCGGTTTTTTCTGTCGTTTATCTCTCCGCCGTCAAATTCAATTTGACCTGTAATGTTATCATTATCAAAAGTGAAAACAGGATCCCCTGCATCCTCTAGCGTGAGTTTTATTTGTCCGGCGGCTAAAGGCAAGATCCCGCGAAAACTACCAAGTAAAACTTTCACATTGTCGAAAATGTTTTTACCTGTATCTAAGGCAACATTACAAGTAAATTTATTTTTTGTTGTCGTTGTCGTTGTAGTTATTGGGAATTGAATTACTGATCCAAGTTCCGGCTCATAAATTCGCTCGTATCTAGTCGATGTAACTGTATTACTAATTATTTGATCGCAATTATCAGCCACTTCTGAAAAACTAGCATCATCGATCCGACTATCTGGTAAGCCTTTCCCATATATGGGGTTGGTAATATAATCTCTAAGCGCTAGCGCCGGATTTTCACTGTAAGCCGTTAAAGTTGTTCTAGGATCATACAACTTACGGCCTTTTATTACGGCTTGGATCTTTGGTTCTCCTTTCCATACTGAAAAATCTTTATCCATTTCTAAAACAATGTAAGCGTAACATAATCCTTTTAAAGAGTGGTTTATAGTCCAATTAGGGATCCCGCTTACTGCTTGCGGGCTAGCCGGCTGATCTGCGGCCCCTTTGTATTTATAAACCTTGTAATACAATCCTAAATTTAACGTTATATTTAACAATGTAACGTCTTTTATAAATTGTTTATCGTCTTGAGGCAATCCGTTAAAAAATAGCTCCCCTAATTCTTCAACTTCACCCTCTGAAAAAACACAAATTAAGTGCAATAATTCATTCTCTAAACCGCCGGATCTATCTGTAACATATTTATGAACTTTGATCGCACCAACTTTTTGTGTGCCATATACAACGGGGATCGGTACGTCCGATCCCTGTCTTTCAATTGTTACACTTCGATCCGTTTCTGGCTGATCTGGTATAATCCAATCCAATAAAAAACCTGCTACGGCTCCGAAAAATCCCGTTACTGCCTCAAATAATCCCACTATTCAGATCCCCATTTTATCTGTTCATCTACTGACTCGGTAAACTCAAAACCAAGATCTCCGGAAAAAAATCGTTGTTGGCTTGCTTGGGTTGTTCTTCTTCCGCTTGGCTTTTGCCAATCCGCAAACTCTGATCCCATTTTTACAACTAAAACACTTTCGCCTTGATGATCATCCTTAACACTAAAACCAATAACCCGCCAATTACTTAAACGAATTGGATCCCCAATAATTAAACCGTCATTATCAATATAAACCCTATCAACTATTATTCGGCTATTAAATTGTGGGTTATTTAAAAATATTGCAACGCTTGATTGTTCCGCCGCGCTTAATACTAATTCGGTCTGGTTTACTCTTAAATCGGTTGTATAAACTGGCTCCCCCATATCAATTAGTAAACCATTAGCTAAAAAGGTATTTGTTTCATAATCAAGATCAAAAGCGTTTTCCGTGTAATAAAGAGTTACACCGTTTAAAATCATTGTTACCAAGTGAGCGCGAACATATCCGCCATTTTCTAGCAGTGATTCAACTTGAGGATCTAAAGTAAGCATTTATAAAGCCTCTCTTATGTCGATTGTAATGCTAGATTTTAGATCGTTGCTAGCGTTAAACTTTAGCGGGCCTCTAACAACTCTACACGTAAAAGTACAACCATTAAAAGTCAAAATATTAGTTTCTGGAACGTCAACTAAAGCGGCGGGCGCAAAAGTAACAACATTGCCCGATACACTTGAAGCGATATAGGCCTTTTCATGGTTCCCAAAATTAAAATATAAGCCAATTTCAACCCCTGCGGCGCTGTCTAGTATTACCGTTTTTTGACCCTTGTTAACGCCAAAAGCCATGCTTTTTGTTTCTATATCCGCTTCACTAAAAACAGGCAAGGTAAGCGTTAAAGTGTCTAAGCTTTCTTTTAGACCTGAGAAAAAACCCCATAATTTTTTTATTTCTTTTGGATTGTACTCCACTGAATCGATCGCAAATTCCCAACGCTGACCTGCCACTTTGCGCGGGATCGTTCTAAGTGATCTTGATTCGCTTGTTGTCTCGTTGCTGTTGTTGAGTGTTTCAACGTTAGCGAATTTGAAAGTATCTGGTAAAACTGCCATTAGAATCTCCGCCCTCTGTCGCTTAATGCTTTACTAACAACATTGTATATTAGATCTCGGTTTTGAAGTACCTGCTCTCTAAATTCGCCTTTAATATCTGACGGCAAAGCAAAGGTAATATTAGCGTTATTATTGCTAGTGTTATTCGTGCTTGAACCTTGGGCCGCGTTCATTAGTTGGTTAAACGGTGTAACTCTACCGGTTCCAGATCCGCCCATATTAATTAGCTCCGGCCCCCTTTCACCTACTAAGTAAGATCCGCCGCCCTGAACTTGCCCGCCTTGCGCCCTAGCAAGTGCAACAACGCCAACGATCCCCGCTATGATTGCCGCGATCGTGCTTAGTGCTATTGGTGCGGCCGCCGCCGGTGCGCCGCCCGCTGTCGCTATTGATACACCCGCCGCCGCCGGTGCTGAGGCCGCCGTTATGGCTCCCATTGAACCAACCGCCGCCGTTGTTAACGTTCCTTGGGCTATCAGTGCCGCGCCTGTTTGTGTTGCAATGCCACTACTGACCGCCGCCGCTTTTGTGGCCTCTCCGGTTACTACGGCGCTAGTTCCAAGGGCCGCCGCCGCTACTTGCCGGATCCCATATTCAATCGTTGCACTGATCAAGCTAGTTATTATTGTATTGGCAACGCCTTTTAACGCATCATTTAGGTTTTCCCCTGACGTTATCGCACCCGCTAACCCGTCGCTAAATTGGCTTATTGAACTATTGGCTATATCTCCAAAAGTTTCCTGTAAAGTTGGCCCTAATAACTCGGCCTCACTTCTAAGGTTTTGAAGTTGGGTTGTTAGTTGAGTTATTGCGTCAACTCGATCCTGTCCGGCGTTTTCGCCTAGCGCTAAAATGTTACGGCGTATTTCAAATTCATCATTGGCAAGCTGTAACGACAAACCTTCTAGAACTATGTTTTGTTTTAGTGATTCAAATGAGGCTTGATCTGCGTCTCTTGCTCCCTGTAGTCGGCCTAAAAACTTTTCATATTCTTTATCTACTTTTTCGATCTCGTCGGCTGTTAATTCAGCCTCTTTTGTTACTCCGTTTAATGTCTCTAAAAATATTGCATACGCTTTTTCGTCTGCAGTTGGCCCGCCGCCGGTGTTGGTTTCATCTGCTAAAGCGTCGATCCGCGCTTGCCTTTCAGCTTTATATGCCGCAACCCGTGAATCAACATTTTCTAGTGTGATCTTGGTTCTGACCTTTTCGGCCTCGGCTTCGTCAAAAATATCCTGTAAAGCCTCCTCACGTATTTTTGCTATTTGCAAGGCCGCTTGTCCATAATTCGCGGCCGCGTCGTCTCTGTCTATGTCGTCGAAAGGATTAAAAGTATCTAAAGCCCCCTTTCCAAGCTCTCCTAAACTATCAATAATTGAAGCCGCTTCAACGGCCAATACTTTTACAAAAGTTCGGATATTAGGAACAAGATCCGTAGTTAATGCCGCGCCGATCTGTTTTCCTGTTGTATCTGCGGCCGCCCCTAACCCGTCGAAAGTATCGCCAAAAGTACCATTTAGGAAAGTTGAAAAACTATCAACATCATCTAGTACACCGGTAAACTGAGCGCTTAATATGTCACCGAAACCATTAACAGCAATTAGGGCGTCTATATCTTCAATAACTTTGCTTAAGCCTAAAATGCCCTCACTTAAAATATTACTTGATCCGGTCGTTTCATCTATCCGACCAACTAGGTTTAAAAAGTCATTGCCTAGCTCTTGCGTTGCTTGCGAGATCGTAACGTTAGCCGTCGAAAATTCTCTATCCGCTGTTTCAGCGTAATTATTCAAAGCGCTAATTAAAAGCTCTGTCGTGATCTTACCTTCGCCGGCAAACTTTCTTAATTCTCCAACTGCTAGCCCTGTCTCGGCGCTAACTGCTCTTAATATGCTTGGGGCTTGCTCTGCTACTGCGTTAAATTCATCACCGCGTAGCGCTCCACTCGATAAGCCTTGGCCCAACTGGCGGATCGCGTTCCCTGCCTCCTCGGCGCTTGCTCCGCTGACGGCAAAAGATTTATTAATAGTCTCGGTGAGTCTTAAAAGGTTTTGTTGGCTTAATCCTAGCTCACTGGTTGATCTAGCTAGCTTTGAATATAAATCAACTGTAGCGCCAACGTTACCGCGTGATCTCTCTGCTACGGCGTTTAACCCTTCCGTAACGGCTAATAAATTGCCGGTGTTGTTGGTTACAACCCTTAGTTGATTTTGTAGGCTTTTGTACTGGTCGGCTGTTTGTGCGATCTGTCTTACTGAGATCGCCGCGCTTAAGGCAACAAAGGCGCGGCCCAAAAGGCGGGTTGCATTACCCGCGCCGCCGGCCGCTGTCTTTGTTCTTTCTAGGTCTTTATTTGCCCGCCTTACTTGTGAACTGTCTGCTAATAACTCTAACGTTGCCCTAGCCATATATAGCCCTTTTCTCTATGAGTTATTTCGTAACTCATTGTTTAAATCATTTATTAACTCTAGCTCGAAACGTTTGGGTTTTATATCCCTAAGTTTAAAGAACGCTAAAACATTACTAGGCGTTAGTTCAAAAGCCGATAATTCACAATACCATGACCAAACATAATACATATTTTCCGGAAATTCTGGTAGTTCTGAATCTTTAACTTTTACGTTGCTTTTTGCAAGTTGGTTAAAATGATCCTTTCGTAAAATAGGTTTTTTGGCTTTTGGATCAATCGGCGAATTTAACCATTTTTGTTTTTTTGCAAACTCAACTAGCTGTTTTGCTTGCTTACGGTAAAATTTATTCGTTTACTTGCGGTTGTATCAATCAAGTCGATTAATTTACTAGGCCAGATCTTAACCGCAACAATTTTATTCTCAATTGTGCATTTTTCATCGAATGACCAACTTTCAATTAGTGAAGCGATAAGCTCGTTACTGTCGAACTCGGAACCGTTGACGGCTTTTCTTTGAAGTTCTAATTTTGCTTTAGTGAAAGTATCGCTGTCAGTTGGGTATACTTTTATCCATTGGCCTTTTAAGCTAACTTTTTTTGAGCCATTGTTTAAAGTGAAGCCGTCAAGATCAATTAATATTGATTCGTTTCTAGTCTCGGTTGTATCTAAATCTGTAAATTTCATTTGTTAATCATCCTGTTTTCATCCGTTAAATAAATTAGCAACCAAAGGGGGCCGGATGAAAGAACCCCCAAAGGCCGCTAAACTCTATACTGGCGTTCTATCTATAACAATCTGGCTCCCTGCAGTTGCATCAAATAGGGCTATAAAATCTAGCGCTATCGTGATCGGGCCGTCTCCGCTTACATCTGGTTGGCCCCCGTTATATTTAACATTAGGGAATAAAAATTTATAAGAATCCCCGTTTTCATTTACCAGTGTAAATTCAATTTCTGAGCTAGTTTCATTAACAAACTTATTTAAAAGCGCTACATTTTCAAAATAAGCCGTAATTGTTCCACTGCAGTTTGATTTGCCAATACTTGAAAAAGAAACGCTATCGGACCCAATAACGAACTGCGGCTCGATTCCGTTTGTTAATGTAAAATCAACCTGAGTTACAATTGCAATAGGCGATCCACCTTCCAAAATGGTTCCGCTGAAACTATCGAAAGGGCAACCGCCAACGGGATCGCCATAAGTAGCGCCCGCCAATACTGTGTTAGTCGGATCTTGAGTTTTACCAATTGCGGTAAAAGATCCGGTTACATTCGCATTAGGGGCAATACTTAAGCTGATCTCGTTTAACTCTACCCCTGAATAACGAATGTATGTAGATATATCACTAAAAAGGCGTTCAACGGTAAATGATCTACGCTCAACCCCTGCCAATAGTCTGTCAGTTCCAACTGCGGGCGTATCTGGATCCCAACTTCCGCATAATACAGCCTCTAGCAACGCATCAAAATCGGTATAAACCAATTCAAAGTCAATGCCGCCGCCAACTTGTTTGTTTCCATGCCTAAAACATGCGATCTGGCGATCTGCCCTTACTTCCTCGCTTTGAATAGAATCTTTTGATAATGCTAAAGTCGTGCCTGTGTGTCTAAGTGGGGAAAACGCCGGCGTTGCGGGTGTTTCTCCATAGTTCACTTCTTCGATAAAACCCATTGAATGATTTGATCCGCTTGCTGACATAGTGTTTTTCCTCGTTATTTTGTTGCTACTGCAACCTTAAATTGAATTGCCTTGAATTTGCGCTCGATATTCGACGTTAATTGGGACGGTGAACCAGCTTTGACTTTGTGAGATAGTGGACACGCTTACTCTATCAGTTATAACCGGCCCTATGCCAATACTTAATAGCTTTACTATTACATTGCCGGACGTTAAAAAAGAACCTCTTATAAACGGTTGTAATGCGCTCTCTATTGTATCGGCCATTCTTAAAATTGGAAAGTCCGTTTCTCCTTTTGGATAAAATAGCGTTATTTGCATCACGCCGGTATGTTGATCATATCCTGAGCGTCCCAAAGTGACTATTGTGGGTTGATTTGGCAATATATCCAACCTAACCCACGGCTCTCCGCTTTGCGGTTCATAAGCGGCGTTAGGGTAAACAATATCTATGCCTAAACCCATAACAGAAAACTGGCCGGTTAACGCTTTTCTTATGTTCTCGAACTTACTCATAAATATTTGCTCACAATGCTAGGCCATGCAACAACCGTCGTTTTAACCATTCCGCTAGGTGCCTGTTCGCTTGATCCGTTTTCCAATAATTCAATGTAAGGTAAATTACTATAAAGTAACAAATTAACGCCTAACTTAAACTCTTTCGTTCTTTCTTGGATCCGTCTTATTGAGTCTTGCGCTGTTCCTTCGGCTTGGCTTTCTCCACCGTTGCCAAAATAGGAACAAAAAAAGCTAGCTTTAGCCGCGCCGGTATCAACTGGCGTTTTCTCGATTACTTTTATAAACGCCTCGTTTAACGCTTTTCTAATTGGAATGTTATTTTCCTCGTTAAATGAATCAACGGCGGCGGTAACTTCCTTTTTAAAATTGCGCTTTCCAAAACTCATTTTCTTAACTGTACCTTAGTAAAAACAATTATATTGTTTACGCTAGTAATATTTGTTACCAAAATCACCCGCCAAGTTTCAGCGTTTATAGTTATGTTGTCACCAATTACCGGCAAAGTATCGCCCGCAAAATACACGAACCCGTCACCGCCTTTAATGTTTGAACCGTTTATCTCCTGTTCCTTGTAAGACAATACCGGCGTAACTAATCCATTTTTTGTTATAACACTTGAGGCAACCGGATCGCCCGTTGCGGGATCAATACCGCCGTTTAGGCTTGGAGTTGTAAAAGTTCCGTCCTGTCCGAACTTATCAATAAGGCCCGTTGCCGTCTTTTTTGCTTTTAAGTAGTCGAATTTAGCCACGTTTGATCACCAAACCAAAACCACTAAGTGAAGTAAACTTATTAAAAAGCCTGTCTATTTTCTCGGTAGACTTTTTATATGATCTTGTCGAGCCTTCTCTAAACTTAGTTGTTGTTGATAATTCGCCTAGTTTGTCGGTCTGCTCCAACAATTCCGCGTTAGTAACGCCCGTTAGATCAACAAATAAATTGCCTTCTAAATATTGTAAAACAGTGTAAGCCGTTGGGTTTTCTATATCTGATATTGTTACGTTATCAGTTGGTAACTTAAGCGGCTGATTTGATTCTAGCGGCTCCCCTAAAAACTTATAATTTGGTTCTATAAAATCGAGTGTAGCGATCACAATCGCGGCCTCAATAACTGGATCGCTATAGCTAGCTAAATCAAAGTTTCTTAAGGCCGCCCAACTTTTAAAACTAGCTAGTTCAATATATGCGTTAGTACCTAAAATCAGGGCCATAATTAACCGCCTTTCCTTTGCCTATTTCTTCTATTTTGAAGTTGTAAAACATACGCCTTTGTTGCCGCGCTTTTTGAGTCGCTAAAACTATTCTGATTTCTTTCTTCCGCGCTTTGGCTTGTCTGGCTCTGGCTTTGGCTCTGATTTTTGCTTTGCATTTTTACGCCCCAATTCAACCTTCATTAGTGTTTTAAAATCTACCGTTTGACCGGCCTCTAATCCGTCTTTATTTAAAGCCATGATACTCGCCTTTTGTTTTATTGAAAGAAAAAAAGGGCCGTTTTGGCCCCTTTTAAATTTTACTTTAAATTGCTTAAGCCCGTCTTAGTTAGTTACTAAGTAAGCCAACGGGACATTTTTACGCTCTACAACGCGATCCCATACTGCGGCTGTTGAAAGCTCGGCTTGTGTGAAACTTGTGGCCGCCGGTGTTCCTGTGTTTTGAAAACCGAAAGGATGCAAGATCCAGGTATTTCTAACCCATAGCGTTTCAATACCGCCGCCGTCACCTTGTGAGGCTTCGCGTTCGATCTCTACTGGTACGGTTGGAGATCCTTCGCCATATCCAAACGCGCCTTGACCAAACAATACAGAGGTGTATTTGAAGCCGTCGGTAGTACCCGCCTTAACAGTTAAACCATCGTCAACAATAACACGCAAGCCCATATAGGTTGGGATAGTCAAGTTGCCTTGTGAATCCGGCATATAGATTATGTCGTCGTTTTTGATCATTTGCGCTTTAACTGTACTGTGAACAGCGATCGCCTCTAGATCTTCCGCGCTATCGCCTAGCGTGAAAACTGCATCGGTGAAAGAATCACGGTTAAATTTAGTTGTAGCGCTTTGACCTGCAATCGTTTCCGATGCAACATCAACAACCATATCGCCTGAGTCATTAGCGATATTATCAGCTAATACGCCATTAGTTGTAGCAACTAGGCGGCGTTGCCATTGCTTCATAAAATAGCTGTCTGTACGGGCGCGTATAGCGTCCATAGCTTTAGCGCCCATTGCCAATTCGCTAGCGAGATCTGCAACCTGCCAACCTTGGTTAACTAATGCTTTACGGGCGATCTGTTCGCCTTGTTCTATTTTTTGAGGTGTTGCAGAATTTGCCGGATTATCACTAGAATAGTTAACTTCTTGTGAACCATCTAGGTCTTTCCAAAATGGTAGCTCTGCAGTCTTACCCGCCGCGCTTGCTAGTTCGTTTAATAGTGGGTTAGCGGTAATGATGCCCGCTTGAAAAAACGCGGTCTTTTCGGGGCTGTTTACTGGCGCTAGATCTCGAAATACTGTTACGTCGATAATGTCGCTCAATCGTGTGGTAGCCATTTTTGGTTATCCTTTAGGTGTTTTTATATTCGTTTTTTAAACGGTCGTAAAGCTGAGGATCCCTTGATCTTATATCCTTCAATTCTGCCCCGCTATACTCGTTAAATTTCTTTGTGGTATTAGCACCGCCACCGCCACCGTTAGCGTTTCCGCCGCCGTTTGTAACTATGCCGCTTTTTAATAACGGCGCAAACATATCGTCCTTTTTAATTTCCGCTTTGAATCCTTCCGCATCTAGTGAAGTAGCACCGCCATTTTCATCAAGATAAATTACTTTTCCAGTTTCCGGATCAATATCAACCCTACTAGATAGCAACACTTTGAAAGCCTTATTTGCTTTCTCATTTGCCATATCTACCGCTAGATCTGAAACCAAACTATTTTTTGTTGCTTTAATATTGTTTGTTTTCAATTCAGCATATTTATTTTTCCAAGTTTCTGTTTCTTGGCTTGATCTCTCTTTGAGATCATCTAATTGCTGTTGGTATCGTTGCTCTATTACTGCAACGTCTCCATTGGTTCTGGCTTTTTCTAAAGCCTCGGCCCGGGCCGCTTCAATTTCCGTTTTCTTGGTTTCTTCAAAAGCGTTTAACCGCGTCTCTAAATCGCCGTATTTCCCTTTTATTTCGTCTCGCTCTGCCTTAGCGTTTTTCATGCTATTTAACAAAGCAACTGTTTCTTTGTGTTGAAACCCTTTTTCCCCGTTAAACTCGCTTTCTACAAACTGCGCTCTCAAGTTCTCGGGTAATTCATCCAGTTTTTTAACAAACATTTTTATACACCGTATAAGTTAATTGATTAGGATCAGCACTGCTAATCGGTTTAATAGATTTAATTATGGTCTTGTTTTTTAATTAAGTCAACACGGCCGGCGGCTCGCTCTCTAGCTCTGCCAGTGTAACTACTGCGTCCTGATAGTCCCAACCGCCCTGATTTAATAAAATAACGGCTTGTTGCCTTGTTTTAAGGCCCATCTGAACCGTTTCAATAACTACCCTTACCTCGTCTACTGAAAGCTTAGGCGTTGCAAAATCTCGCGGTAAATCAACATTAATTAGATCGCCGTAATCATTTACATTTTCTTGATCGATTACACCCTCAAACATAAGGCAATAAGAAAGGGCGTTAGAATATGCGTTTTCTGCATTATCAGCTATTGAGGTTAGCTTGCTGTTTTGCTCGGCCGCGTTTATATCCGCCTCTGTTGCCGTCATGTTGCCGGTCTCTTGTTTAGCTACGCCACCCATAGAAAGGATCTTTTTATCTGCATAGGCAAAATACCAATGAAAGTCGTCCATTTCCATGCTTGCAGAAACTACGCTGTATTCGATCTCATTTGGCAAGTTATTTACAGATCCGGCCCCTGTCGATATGTAATTGCGGCCGCTGTTAATTTCTGTGAACAAATCAAGATCGCCACTCTGCCAACCTTTTGTAAATGTCGTCGGCGCTAGGTTTCTTTGAACCTCTTTATATACTGCGCTAACTCTATACTTATGAAGTGAAGCCTCACATATTTTATGCAAAGTGCCTACCGCTGTCGGTAACTCTCCGGAGTCCAATTCCTGATCTGATATTATTTGAATCGGCAAAAATTTAACCGGCTTACTATTAACAGTAATATAGCTTTTTTGTCCTTCATTTTTACCGCTTTGGCTGTACACTATTTTCTTTTGGTAGTAATCGTTATTTTCATCTAGCCCTAAAATTAAATAACTTTGCACTGCAGTATGTGTGTAAGTTTCCTCGTTAAATTCCGTCCCTGTTTCTAACAACATGATCCATCTGATCTGCATTTTTCCGTCAATGCGATCAAAGTGCCAATTTACGACGTTTTCACGTTTGTATTGCTTAATATTGGCCCTTGGGTTTATCTCCTTAGCATCAGCTAAAGAAACCTCTTTTAAATCAACATCACTTAACCCTGAGTAATCAGCGACCAATAAATGCCACTTCGTTTGTAATACGTTGGATATGCTAAATTCAATAGCCGCCTGCAATGATTGCCCGTCTCCGTCGCTATTCTGGATCATGTAATCAATTTTCGGCGGTAACTTAATTGTTGATTCATTAACTCGCATTTTACCAACCATAGTTTGCAAAGTATCTTTTGGCTGATCGTCATATTCTGCGCCGTTAATAAACTCAGAGTAACGCGCTCTTTGTTCTTCGCTCTCTGTATCGACTTGGCTTGGATGAGGTAAATAAAGGTAATTTTCCTTTTTGATTTTTGGCGAACCCGCGACGCAATCACGGATCTTTTTAATTTCGTATTTTGCATCGTCATAATTTGGATGAACCGATACCTGAACCGCTATATTGTTAATATCATTTGCGTTAGTGCTTGAAGTTGCCATTTTTTATCCTTTGCTTTCGCGCTGTATTATTTCGTCAATTGTTAACGGTTTTCCGGTCATATCACTAAAATTATTCAATGGTATTTTTCGATCTATTAATAAACTAGCTCTCTTTGGGCCTAATGTATCATCAATAAACCAACGGGGCTGTTGCTTCAACCATTTCTCGTAACTTAACCTCGCATCAATTGGGCCGGCGTTAAATATATCGTTGCTTTTTCTGCCCTTGTATCTAACTTGTGAGGCTGTACGTAAGCGATCTTTTTTACCTTTAAAAGCCTCTGCCGCGTCCTCTCCATCGTTGCCACCTACGGCCGCTTTAGTGCCGAATATTTGATAGTTTTTTGGTACCGCCATTCGTCTTGTTCTGCATTGATAATGCAAAGGCGGAATAGGTGCGGCAGGATCTCCAACTTTAAAGCGATTACCTTCCTCATTGAATTTAGTAATACCAATACAAATGTCACTTGTTCTGTTGTCGAATGTAACAACGTAAAAGTAATTATCTAATATATCGCTGTTAGCTTGGATCATTGCCTCGTTAGCTTGGGCCGCATAATGTATATAACCAGTTCTAGCTAGTGCAACGGCATTTCTTCTAATTATGCCGTTATTGGCTTGCCTGATCTGCTTTTGTATTTCTCCGATTGTTTCACCGCGAACAAATCCCCGCTTTACGATGTTATTAACAACCTCGGCCATGCCGTTTAAATTCTGCTCGGTAAATTGCGACCATACACCAGTTTGATTTAACTGGCCCGTTGTAAGGCTCATTAGTGAGCTATTAATGAAATTTAATACTTGAGCCTCACTTGGAACCGCCGCGCTTAATCCTGTCATTTCTGTTTGATAGCTTGCTTGCCAAGTGGCCTCGTAAATTGCCAAGTCTTTCAAGTTTTCCTGAGTTAACAAATCCCATCCTTTAGATTCTAAAACAAGCTCTTGGATCTCTTTAACTATTTTATTTAGCGCTCTGCGGTTGGGTATCGTTTCATACTCATTTAATAACCGGCGTATATCTAAATAAACCTCTTGCATATTATCGAGTAATTTATTCTGGCCGCCTGTTGCCAACCTTTCTAAATAAAGTTGATGTCTTAAAAATAAATCTAAATCATAATCAGCCATTATCAATCACCAACTTTCTTATTTCATTAACTTCGTTTTCTAACTTTTGCAAATTATTTTCAACCAAACGAAAGCAAAAGTAAGCCCCAACTAAAAAGCCAACTGACAAGCCAACCCAAAAAAAATACATCTCCATCAAAGTAGCAAACATTTTATTTAACCCGCCTTTGGCGCTGTAATCGCTTTTTTTCTATTTGTCGGCCATACCTTAGCAACCATATAACCTATTGCGGTTGTAATATGTTGATAATCGTTCCGCTGATCCTCTTGGAAAGTTGAACCGCTTTGAAGCTGAACAGTTGCTAAACCTTCGTGGCACCATTTTGCAGTTTTTTTGTTCACAAATAAAGAGATCTCGTTACTCGCGGTTAATATCTTGGCCCTTACGGCGTTCTGTCGGTCTTTAATTGCGGGATGAGCTTTTGCCACTAAGCGGGTATACTTCCAACCGTTAGCGCTTAATACATCCTCTATATCATTATAATCTGAATTGTGGCCGTGTTTTTCTCCCGCCCTACCTGCGGGATCCCCGTATATTTTAACATGTTTATTTTTATGATCTTTGTACTTCTCTATAAACTCTAACGCGCTTTCTTTACTAACTGCGCTTAATAAAACTATTTCATCCAATAAATATAAATCTTTTCCATTATTTCTAATGACTCCGATCGCGCTTGATAGTGGCGTATAATTCTGATCGTGCATCCAGTGCAACTGCTCATGATCTTTTATTGTTTCGTCTGTTAAGTTAGCGTTAGTGTAATCTTCGTAAATTCTACCCGTCGCGGTTTCAAAGCTCGCTTGATATTCTTGCTTATACTGCTTGGCGCTCATTGTTCTTTTTGCGTTTTCTATAACGTCCGGCGGTAATATTCGATCGCTAGTCCAATGAATATAAACATAATCGGGATCGTTGCTTGTCTTTGCATATTCAGCCAATCGATAAAAATGATTTAATCCGTCCGGTACTCCGCAAAAAATACACCATGCTCTATAATCTGGCCGTCTAGGATCAACGGTGTTTAGTGCCGGCATTATGTTAGCTTCCATAGCCTGCTCTTTAACGTCTGCTATTTCATCTATAACGCCGCCCGTCCAGTTTATACCTTCGATCCTTTGCGGCTTGTCTAAGCCTATAACGTGAACCTCTGTGCCATTATCAAGGAATATTTTCAATTCACTTTCGCTCGGGGCTTTGGAGTGAGTATAACTAAGCGTTAGATCTTTAAGATCATCCCAAAATATTTTTTTCGCTTGATCTCGGGTTGGGGCCGCCGCAAAATATTTTTCATTACTATGCTTTAAGGCTTGTTTTCCTAAAAACCTTTTCGCCCTCTCTGTTTTCCCTGATCTTCGCCCTGCCGGAACAACCAAAAACCTAGCCCCTTTCGGGATAGCTGAAACCATTAAAAGCTGTTCTGGTATATCAATTAATTTATACCAACGGCTCAATTGCTTATCTAATTGTATTAAGCCCGTTTTAGCGTCCACTAAGCGCCCTCTAACCGACTTACTAAAGCGGCTAAGGCTTGCGCTAATACTTCGTTGTTGTCTGCTTTCTCGTCCTTCTCTCGCTCGCGCTCTCTAAACCCGCCTTTAGTCTTTAACCAAAAGAAAATAGATCTTGTGTCACCGTCCCGGATCTTTTTTATTAAATGCCCCATTACTTCGGCGTTTAGCTCTGCAGTTGCTAAATCTAATTCTTCGCGGTAGTTTTTTAATAGTGTCGGCTTGCTAATACCTAAAGCTCTAGCTATTAGCGGTTGCGGCGTTCCTACTTGAGCATGTAGCGTAACAGTATTTCTGCTTAATGCCGTTGGCTTGTGTGGTTTAGGGCCGCGTTTCTTGCCTGTTTGATTGCGCTTAGTTGTTGGTTTTGCGGTTGTTTGATTTACTGCCATAAGATCACCGATCCATTTTTTATAGGGTAAATAATTAATTCACTGAACCAATTAGAAACTCATAGTTTAATCGCTTTTATAGATTAGCCATTATCAATGTAGCCTAGACTTAGTCCATTAATATTCCAATAATGAATAATGTTTTCTCTATACTGGTTGTGTTGCTTAGTGTCCATAATACTAGACATTTGAATAATAGATATAAATTTAACCTGTTGCTCTCTTGTCATTCTGTCCCAACCTGCAGAATCTAAAGCATGGCCCAATACGGGACCAACTTGCGGATCATCTAAAAGTATCGGCAAACCAAAATCTATTTTTGTTTCAGCGGTTGCGGTTTTTAAGTCCGTTGTCGTAAACTCTGATATTTGTTTTAACCATACTTGATATTGAGCATTTGCCGATAATGATCGCTTTTTCTTTTTCTTGTCCACATTAACATAAACGGCGTCTTGCGGGTTCTCGGTTAATATCTCGTTTATTTGTTCTAAAAAGTCTTTTTTAGTGCTTAAGGTTAATCGGTAGTTTCTCATCTTTTTTCTACTCTGCGCTTTAGTCCATGCCGTAACATTTTAGAATGAATCCCGTTTTTTTCTCTCTCGGGAAATGCTAAATATATTTCTTCCATTGTTGCGCCGGCTTTCCATATTTTATAGAGTCTTTCTTCGTTGGCTCTAGTCCAAACGTTTTTATTCTTTGGGATCTTTTTTACTTTCACTGTTAACCCCCTTTGGTTGCTTGGGCCTGTAAAGCATAATTAGGCGGCCTAAATGTATTGCTATAGGAAAAATAATCAATAAGGCGGCTATACTGGCTAATACTATTTCTATGTATTGATTCATAAGTGATAACCACTGCCTATGTCTTACAGTTGAAAGCAATTAAACACGCTGTATTGTGTATTTCATTTGTTCGTTTTACTGCCTTTTCAATGTTCGGTAATAGAATATCAAAAGTAAACGCGATCGTGTTTTTAGACCAACCATAAACAAAATGATTTATTAGCGCTTTTTGCATTGGCTCATTAAAGCGACCAAACTTTAAAACCAACTCTATTTTTTCTATTGTTTCGAAGCCTTGGGTTAATGGATAGTGTATCATTTTATAAGCTCCCATATGTACTGTTTAGCGCCTTTACGCCCTGTTTCTTCGTAACTGCTAGGAACATAATTTCGGTAATGGCCGTTCTTTTGAAATGCCGCTGTAACTGTATCGGTTCTAACGTTGAATTTTTTTGCTAGCTCTTTGGTTGTCATTTTTTGCTATTCCTTATTGGTTGGTTTTTCGTTAAATGCGATTTTTAGTTCTTGCTTTAGATCTTGTATTTCAGAGTCTAAAAAATCAGCAATTATTGCGTTTAAATTACTATTATAAATACTCATTTTTTCGGTACAATCCGGTGCTACCTCATAAACCAGATCTATACCTAAAGCTAACTTTCTCGTAAAAGCATATTTAGCGCTTTGTAACTGCAGTAATTTGCTTGATATTATTTGTATCTCGTTAATATTCATTGCTAACCCTTGTTTCTTTACCTAAATAAAAAATACTCGTAAAAACAATGTTTTCAACGTTATTTTCGTCGGCTATATAATCAATTAAACCTTCAAAGTCTCGGTCTTTTATTTTTAATGAAAAATTTATTATCCTGTGAGATAGGATTAATTTGTTATTGATCTTACATGTTGCGGTGTAACAAATTAGATATGCTACTTTTTTACGCTTAAAAATTGCTTTTAACTTTGGTAATAATTTCATGGTCTACCCTTGTTTTTGGTTGGTTTAATCTGGCTTATGCCATACATACATTTTACGATCTAAAGGTGAGTATCCGCAAGGTTTAAAGCCTTTATAATGGCCGTTTTCGTAATGCCCTTGTCTTATAGTTCTAACCTTAACGCTTAAAAGTTTACTCAACTCTAGCGTTGAATATTTATTTTTCATTTGGCTTTATCTAACTCGCTTGCTTGTTTGCGTAAATCCTCTGCGTATAAAAGCAAACTACTGACCGTTACTATTTTGCTTTTTGATTCCATTACGTAATTTAAAGATTCTTCAATTCCTTTAGCTTGCTGTTCAAGCATCATTTGCTCAACTTGCCAATCTTTAATACAGTGGTCTATGGTTATCTTGAGTACTTTGTTTTCTTTCTCAAGCTCTGCAATACGCTTATCTTTAGCTTCAACCTCTTTGCGCAACTTAATCAAATCACTCTCAATATCAGCACTTATCGCATTAAATGCAGATTGAACTTCTATTGATGATATTAATGAGCCTTCTTTAAGGGTGTAGGCATAAACATGAAAATCCATGTTGTAACTGCCAAGTGTTATGTTTCCCTCTGGCGCACCCTCAACACTCGCTTTCATTTCTTCTGTTGTTTTAGTCATAATAATTATTCTCCATGCGCTTAATTACACCCTCTAATTTTTCGCCCAT